ATTTGAACCACCATTTAGTAGTTTAACACTCGATAATGGGCCACTAAAGATTTTATCATCAGATTTATAGTTAATAATCTCAACACCATTAACTAAAATTCCAGTTGCACCGGGATTTGTTTTAGTAGATTTACCAGATTTAATATTTGGTTCAACAGGAAACTTTTTAAGTATTTTTTGTACACCAATTTGCTCATTTTTGTGTCTTAACAATACAAAAGTTTGTTTTCCACTACCAAGTGGTAATGCAGTAAATTCTAAATTGTCATCTATTACAATAAATGATCTTGATGAATATAATTTTATTTGTTTTTTATCTGATAAAACTTTTACATAATAAACATCCTCTGTGAGTTCAGATATACGGGTTGTTTCTGGTTTATAAAATACTGCGTCACCTGTAATAAATGGTACATCAGATGGAAATGATATAATTGAGTATTTTTGAGTTACATTACTAAATCCTTGCAATCTAGTTCCGTTTGCTTGAGAAATTGTGCTTTTATCAACAGTTTCTGTAATATCATATGCTGGCATAGATGAAGATGCCACATAAAAATCTGTATCGTTTAAATTATATGTGTTTTGAACATTAGAAGTTATTACATCATTACCAAATTGTAATTCTGATGTGCTACTTGTTGCTAATTTTAATTTTCTTCTTATATAATAACTGATTCCAGTGGTTGGTGTAAATCCACCAATACCGTTTAAAAATAGTTGATTAGATGTGGATGTTACAGTAATAGTTTGAATTGTAGCATTATCAACATCTACTATATTTGTACCTTTTCTAATTATTTGGACAATATCTCCTTCCTTAAGATTAGATTTATCAAAATCTGATTTAAGAGTAAATGTTGATCCACTTATTGTGTCAATATCAAAAGAACATGATGTATTGTATATCCATGAGTTAAACCATACTTCTTTTTTAGTTTTACCACTTATAGGATTTGGTACAACTTCACCAACATTTTTTACAGCTATTCTTTCACCTTCAGAAGTAACACTTGATCCCTGCGTAGGTAACAATTCAAAATTTGATAATACACCAGTAATTCTTAATTCAACTTTTTTAGTTAAATCACCATCCTCATATCCAAACACATTTTCGTCAGATCTTAAATCGTCAGTCGTTGATATTGCTGTAGAAACACCTGTACAATTTAAAAATTGATTGATTGTTCTATCGGTATATGTAATTGTATTAATACCTGATATGACTGTACCAGTTGTTCCAAATCCAACTGTTGAATCGACTGTGATTACTGAAGATCCAACGGATACATTACCTATAACTTTTGTTTTTCCGGGAATTGTAAATGTACCCTGAATACCAGTTCTATCGTTAAATCCTACAAATAAACCAATTTTATAATATGTTTTTCTATTGCGAGTGACTATCTCAACTTCGGATATAGATGCCTTTGTCTCAGGATCAGTAGATTTAGTGATTGTTTGACCAATCAACTTATTTGGATCTCCACTTATAACCTCAGCTAATATAACCTCCCTGCGAATATATTCTGCCGAAGATGGTTTTACTAAAAATTCCTCTAAATCAACAACCTTTGGAGTTACTCCAAACAGCACATTAAATAGAATTCTAAATGATTCTGCAGTTCCTTTTGATTGATATAAAGATTTTGATTCTTTAATAAAATTACTTACATCCAAGTTGGATACAAAAGACGAATCTTCAAGGCCGGGTGTTAATGATGATTTTAATTTTTTATAAAATTCCTGTAAAAATAAGACACTTAAATTATTAACAGTAACACCTGTGGTATGAATACCAGCAGTGCTTGTTGCAAAAACTAGTTCTCCCGGATTATTTGAATCTCTATATGATGTAATACCACTAAAACCTCTTACACAACCTGTAAATGTATTAGTTGTAATTCCTGTATATGTAATTATCTCCTCATCTACTTTTAGTAGACCGTATTCGTTCGGAAATCCCTTTGTAGTAGATACTGTGATTGTATCTGATGTAGAAGTAATACCAGATGTTAATGTGGTTACACCTACAATAACCTCTGGGGTTAAATTATCTAATTTAATGTATTGATCTAAATTATCACCAATATCTACTACACCACCTCTGTGTTCTTGAGAGATGTAGTACTGTTTAAGAAAATCAACTGTTTTAGGACTCTCCGAGAGAATAAACTCAGGAAGTTGACTTTCTATTATTTGCTGTACTTGTATTCGCTTTTCAATACCAGTTCCGATCATATTATGTCCTTGTTAGTTCTCCATTTGCATAAGATGATGTAACTTTATATCCAACACCAGAAATTTGTTCACCTGAAGTTATCGTATCTTTAACCATATTTATAGTGCTATTCGGGATGTTAAATTCCAGATATAGGTCTTGTAATCCAATAACATCATTTGATTCTGGGAATGCTTGAACTTCAACAATATTATTAGGTTTATCTGTTGATACTATGTTAATAGTTGTTAAATTTACTTCACCATGAACATAATCTACAGTTCCTGCTGATTTAACTACAACAATATTAGTATTAGAAGCTTCATCTTTCTTAACTATGGATATAACACCTGTAAGTTTATCTGCGTTTGGTGTATCAGTAATAAAAACAGTCTCCGATTCACCTTGAATTCTGAATCCAGTGCTCTTAATATTTAATCCTTCTGGTTTAACATTAAATTCATTTCCAAAACACAGTTCATACTGAGCGAACTGATTAATTAATGCATTCAAGTTCCTTCTTATTTTTACACGAGTTATATTGGAAGTTATTGAATTATCAATATTATCAATTACATTTAATACCTTACTATACTTAAATCTACCACCAAATTTATTAAGGTCTGCTGACTTAGCATATGTAGTAAGAGATGATGATATTTTTGATTGAAGATCATTTACATTTGCAACTTGTGATGAGTTATAATAAACAAATGAATCCACTTCAACATAGAGGACTTGAAGATCAACAAGTTTTTGATTGATTCCAGTAAGTGAATAACTTTTTAGTTTTTGTAAAATATTTCCTTTATCAAAATCAGATACAAATTCACCATTTTTAGGTTTTATTGTAATGAAAACTGTTCCAAATTCTGGAGGTGTTAATTCCTCACCACCAACAACTGATACACTTTCAGTATTAGGATAAATTGACTGTATTATAGTCTCATAATCCCTAGCCGTAACCGCCCTGTATTGGGCAGAATATAATCTAGGTGCAAAGTATTTAATTGAGTCTAATGTCTCAATATCACCGCCATTTGAGGCAGCAGAGATAGTTGTAATAGTCGGAACAACTGTTGGAACAACAATATTTCCTAATGAGTCTTGTAAACTACCTGCATATGTAAAGATGGATGGCCCATTTCCTGTTTGACCAGATGTAACGACATACTGAACAGTTATGACCGCACCATTTTCAAGTTTTTTACCAAAAATACCATCTCCAAATAAAATCTCATATCTTTCATCTTGAACTTCCTGAATTAAGTATGTTTCTGAACTGGAAGTTACATTAATAATGTTATCTACTAACTTATATTGTTTTCCTAGACCGGGATCTGCGGAACCCTTGACATATACAACAATTGAAGAAGAATCAATAGATCCATTATCTAAAATGAATCTCTGACTAAGAGATCCATCAACAATAAATTGATTTGTAAGAAAAGTTCCCTCTAATACATCAATAGGACTTTCTGATGTTCCGAATTGTGCGATTCCATTATTAACTACTGTGGTAATACTCTCTGATATTGAAAAAACAAATTCAGTATCATCTTCCGCACCTGTGCATACAAGCCCGGGTTGTAAAGTAAGTGTTGGAGTCGAAGAATTTGTTTGTACTTGAAATATTACTGATGCTCTTGCTGCAGTTTTTGATCTAGGTACATATCCGATGTTTCTAGCTAATGAAACTACATTCTCACGAAGTGTTGCAGAGTCTAAGAATGATTCATTAACGACTAAATTTGAGTTAAATGCTGAAATATATGTATTATATGCTAATGTATCAATTAAAACTGAAAAGTTTGATCCTTCAAAGTCAAAATCGGTAAAGTTTGAATTTGCTCTTAGGTAATCTTTGATTTGTGTCCTGATTTGATCAAAATCAAGATTAGAAAATTTGGCGAAAGGCATTATCTTGCTGCTTGTAATATGAATGTAAAGTCTTGAGTCGGAAACTCTTGGCCTATAATATCAAATAATACATTTACCTCAAACTCATTTTGATCTGGTCGAGGTTCAACATTCACTTGTAAATTATCAACTCTAGGTTCAAAGTTTTCAATAGTTGTGATAATTTCTCTCTCTATAACTGATGCTGTACCAAAATCAACAAACCCAAAGAGACTATCACGAACTTGAGAACCTAAAATGGAGTTAAAAAACCTTTCAGTCGGTATTGTTTGCACTAAATTACGCACAGACCTCTTAATTGCGTTTTCATTACGCAAA